ATAAATCAAAACACCTGCGTGCTTTTCAATTTGAAACATTACATCAAGCATAATACTATGCTTTTGGTCACGTTGGCTTATCGGTAAATCCATAGGGTACGCCCAATAATTATCGCTAAAAAGATGTATATTATTATCCATACCAATTTTTTCAATTATTTTCATCGCCTCTGCTCTATTAATTCTTTTTTTTATCATTCGCCTGTATCCCTAACCGCAAATATAGTGCAACGGCAATTAATATTCGAGCCTTCATCATCGAGCTGTCCGGGAGCCATTCCCTTACCGTCCATTAATACAAATTCCTCATCCATAGGTATAGCATTTTCTTCCGTGTAATCCATTGTAGCTTTTAAATGGCTATCACGAATTCTGTCGTCCATTTCACCCAGCCAGCCTTTAAGCAACCTTAATCCCGATTGCTTATATGCTTCCAAAGCACCCGCATTACTCGCACCTATAACCTCTGTTCTTGCTATACGTTCAGCTTTGAAACTTTCATTTTTGTAACCTGCGTAAACCTCCTGCAAGCGTTTAACAATATCTGGTATACTTTCGCCCTCTGCAAAACCTTCTGTCAATTGTTTTTTCAAATCGTCATAAAGAGTAGGTATAACCTCTTTAGCTTTACTTAACGCATTGGCTTGTAACCACTTTTCCGCTCTAGGATTTGATACGTTAAATGAGATTGAGCCCAATCCTATATTCTCCATTTCTCGTTTACCATTTTCGTTAAATGCTAATTTCTGATATTTTTTGCTCTGCTTCATCCATTTTTCTATTTCTTCATCTTTATCGAATAAATAACTGTCAACTTTTTTCTTGTCTATTGATTTACTCTTTACCAATTCGCTGATAGTATCCTGTTCCAAAGCGGTAAAATATTTGTCAATAAACTTCATATATCCTTTTTCTATTCTGCGTGTCATACTATCGAACTGTTTCCAAAGTATCTCTTTACGGATTAACCAGCTTTTAGATTTAGGCTCTGTTTCTTCCTCTTCTGCGGGAGGTACTATTTCTGTTTCTGGTTGTTCCTTTTCCGACATCTGGCTTATAGGCATTAAGCTAAACTGTATATATCCTTCATCACCGCCTTCGATAGGCTCAAACGGTAATTTTAACGCTTCAATAATTTGGTTTAACGGAATACCCATAGAGAAATACCGTTGTGCAATAACGCTTAACTGCTCTTGATTTTCTTTCAGCGATTCTACTGTAGATAGGTCAAATTCAAAATATAAAGTTTCATCAAACCTTCTGCATACTGTGGATATAACCTGCTCAATTCTTTTGATTTTTGGTATTATACAATGCACCCAAAATACTTTTACAGCCTGCTCATAATTACTATACGAGGCATTATCCAATATACCAATAAGAATAGGCGGTACTTTGAAGGCGATACATATTTCCTCTCTACTCAATTTTATACCTTGAATAAACTCCAAGTCCTTCATACTTTGAGATATGGTTTTATATTTTAATCCGTTATCGAGTATAAGGGTTTTATTTGCGTTTTTACTACCGACATATTTTTCCTCAAATGCTTTTTTAATTCTTGCGTATCTTACATCATCAACCGTTTTATCCGTTTCCAACGCACCGCTGGGCATTGCACCATTCTTGAATAGGTTTAGATTTGTCATTTCTGATTCACGGATTAAATCAATAGCGATAGCAGAAGGTACTACCGCACCTTGACCGTAAAAATAGTCATTAGGTCGTATATATTTGAAATGTGTAATCTCGTCATTACTAAACTCGGCTTTTAATCCGTCAGATTTTTGGTATAGATAGCCCTTGATAAAGCTACCCTCTTTTTCCTTATTGGGTAATATTGTTATTTTACTAGGAATTAAATTCTGTATGGCACCAACATATTTTTGTGAACTGCCATATAATTTGTCAAGCAACCAATAAGAATTACCAACCAACTCCAAGCAAGCAACAGTCCATTCGATAAGATTATACCAAGTGGAGTTTTCATCATTATCGTTAGGTTTTTCAAATAACTTTTCAATTAATAAATTTCTGACTTCTACTTTTTTGCCTGTTTTATCCCGCTTGTAAAGTTTCCAATTCAAGCCTGCGATAGTAGAGGCAATCAAATAAATACACCCATATACATACGCTTCGTGGGTATACGCCTTTAGGTGTACATCAAAATTTTCAGGCGTAGCTTTACCGTAGGTTAGTCCATCGGTTAAATTGCTAACAACAATATCATTAAACTTTTGCTCTTTTACAAATAATCTTTTCAGAAATTTAATCATTAAACTACCCTCACATTAAAATCAAAGTTATTTTCGCATAATTCAGTTAATGCCCAAACTAACGCATCTAATCTATTCGGACTTTTTTCTAAATCTTCAAATCGTGTGGTACATAATTCATCTTCTAACGCCGTAAATTCATCAGTATGATAAACTAACCCTTGTTCATACAACGCCGATATGGGTTCCGCACGCACCACTTTACCGCGTGTAGCGTTTACGAGATTCACATTCACGTTTCGTGTCCCCATTTGTGTTATTGTAGCTTCAACCATTTCACCGCCATAATTCTTTTCAGCGGTCACCACATCGGCGTTTTTATTTTTATAAGCGTGTAATACTTCATCAGCCCATTCTTTTGGTGTACCATGCAAGCTATAATCGCCAAGCACATAATAAAATCCGTTGTCGCCTCTACCAGCCGCTATAATTCCAATTTCATCGCCGTCTTTACTACCCGACGGGTCAACACCTATAACCACTCTTACAAGCTGAACATTATCTGGTTTTTTATATTTTATCCAAGCCCTTTTCCATAAAGAGCCTTCTTCCGTTGTATATTCGCCATCCAAAAATCGTTTACGCTTATTGCCAGTTAGATTCTCCAAGCCCTTGATATAATCTTGTGATAAATTCTCAATATTATCCGCAGGATTCATTCTTAACACGCCAAAGTCATTATCTGGTACTGGACGTCCATCGGGATAAACTCGTTTATGAAATACGCCATATCCCCAATGATTAAGCGAAGGCGGATTATAATCTATCAGCAATCTGGGAGGTACATCTCTAGGTGGATTTAATCTTGTACGGACAATTTCGTAGGACTCAAAACTTATTTGACTGGCTTCATTCAAGAATATGGTCGCATATTCATTTCCTAGTATTTTTTCAACACGGTCTTTATCATCCAAACCAGCACAAAGTAGCCTAGATTTATTAGGAAATTCTATAAAAAAATCGCTGTGATTATAATTAACATATTTTTCGAGGTCGCATATCTTTAGCACATCTGGTATTGTTTTCATCCAAAGTGAAGATTTTATATGATTAAATCTCAATCTGGCTGATAAATGCCAAGTATTCGGATAATGAAACGCCCGCACAATCATAGCGTAAATTATTATGAATGTTTTACCCGACCTTGCACCGCCTTCGAGCAAGGTTGTTGTATTCTTGCTAATTAAATCTGTAGCTTGAATCTGTTTCGGTTGTTTTTTCAGTGGCACAACATTACCTCCTAATGTGTGCTTTGTCAAAGTGCTTTATCAGCTTTATTGAAATTTACAGTTATATCGCCAGAATGTTCTAATTTCTGCCTTAACGCATACTTACCAGATTTTGTGCGTTCCAACCACCAAGCACCAGCCTGCCAAGATGTAGGCATAGCCCTAAATATTGCCTGTATTGCTACCTGCTCGCCGTTTACTTCCATTTCTGCCTCTGCTTTTTTTATAGCCTCGGCAAATTCGGGACGTTTTTTCATCCATTCACAAAAAGCGTCATAACCAATATTCGCCTCTTTACAAGCTCCGACACGACCTTTGAGTTTTTTAATTGACTCACAAATTTTATCAGTTATTTCTTTACAATATTTCATTTTGTACATTAGTTTAGGATATTTCCCAATTCCTTAAGAGTTTGATTTTTCTGAATTTTAGCATCATTATACCAATTTTGAATAATTTTCTGATAAGATTCATAATTTTTATTAAGTATCTGCATGCGGAGTAGCAGGTCGTCATAATTTTTAACCAAAAATGGCTCATAATCTTTTAATCCCGAAAGTTTGAGTGTATTCAAGCAATTGACATCGAACAGAGGGATAGCGGAACAATATAGGGATTCATAGAAGCGGTTGCCGAGATAATTATAATTGGTATGGGTATAAATATCCTCTATATATAGCGAATATTTGAATAATTTTAATGACTCTTTATTAGGTTCCCAGCGGAGAGGGGGTACAAATTTTGGTTTAATACCAAAAGTACCGAATTTGACAAGATTCTTTTTTGAGGTTGACAGTATTATTTCGCCTTTAAGGTACTCCTTGAAATAGGGCATACGGTCAGGGCGATAAGTGCCGTAATACACGCACCCATATTTTTTGGAAAAGTTTTGGGTTTTTTCTCTTAATATCAATGTATTTAGGTTTACAAGATGTACTTTTTTAGCTTTTTTGAACACACCATTTTCAACTTTGACATTTGAAATAATCGAGTAAGGATATTTGAGGATTGATGATATAGGGCGAACATTATATTCATTTGTAAGCCAATAGAAGTTTGAGCCTACGTTATTGGCGAGAATTTGGGCTATAGTATCGAATGGAGAGTAAAACGAGCCATAGGAAACAATGATATGTTTATATTTTCGGTCTTTTAATCGTAAGTAGTCCTTTTGGGACAGGGCTAAATCGGCTTTCAGATAGTTAGCGATTTCAACGGCGTTTCTGGTATGTGCGTCATGGGTTTTACCCCTATCGGTTATTATTTTTGTTTCGAGTATTAATGTTTCTGCCATTGGTTAATGAACGTTACCGCTTGAATTTTATTTCCATCCGTATTGAGTAATTTTTTCACTTCCGCAAACTCCTCATCGGTTTCGCAGTTAATGATAAAATTTCTGTTATAT